GTATCTTTTAGCGCGGCCTGGATACGATCCAGCGTGGGGCTAGGCTTAGGCGGCTGGGCTGTTTTACGTTTTACGTAATCTGCATACTCTTGAGGTGTGGCGCTCTCCGCTCGAAGTTCTGCGTCCGTGGGGAACTCTCTCAGCGTGTCAGCGCGGGTGTCCACCGGGCGGTTGTTGAGCCGGTTCAGGGTCACCTTGGCGAGAGCGGCTTGCTCTTCGTTAGCAGCGTCGATCTCTTCTTGGGTGGCTCCTTCACGCACCTTGGGCGTGAAGGTGTCTATCGGCCTACGGCCAGTCTCCACGATGTCGCCGTTGGGGCGGGTGCTCTCTCCCACAGCCACGATCATCCAACTACCACGGGGGCGCTCTATTAACTCATAACTGATCCTGTCGGCGTGGCGCTCAGGGTATTTCTTGTTAGTGGGCTTGCCTTCATCGGGCATCCCGCGCTGCTGGGGTTCGGACGGCGGCTTTGGCACATCCAAGAGGAAGTCTTTATCGAGGATATTGACCCATTTCTTGCCTTTACCCTTGGGCTTCTTCACTTGGCGCATCTGATCTGCGCGGTGGATGCCGCCCTTCTTCTCTTTACGCAGGAAGCCGCTCTCCAGCATATCCTGTCGCATGTCCTTAACAACAGCGTTATTCAGCCCAGTAGCTTTTCCTATCTTGGACGGTTCAAACACCATAGAGGCGTGATTACGAATCATGTCCATCGCGGTGTTGAACTGATCTTGAGAGTACTTCTCTTCCCGCATGGGGATGGGATCATAAGCTCTGGGTGCGCGGCGGGTCTTGGCCAAGGTGTCTTTGACCAAGCTGCGTTGACGGGGTGTCGCTTCTTTAAGATTCTCCGCTCCGCTGATGTGGTAGACCAAGGCGTCAAATGATGCCCCGCCAATCTTCACGTTCTTCTCTTCGGCAATGGCCTCGATCTCTTCGGGCTGGATGTTGGGTTCTTCTGCGAACACCTCATCCTTGGCCAGCCGTGCGACTTGTAGGTCTTTGGCCAAACCCGGCAGTGTGTTCTCTGTCGCGCCCTCGATCTCGGACTGCGTGAAGGTCTCCTGCTCTGGAGCGCTGGCCGCTAAAATCTCGACGGCTTCGGGAGCTACTTCAGCCACCTCGGCCAGCGTGTATTCCGGGTTGGGGGACCAGAGGTTCTCGACATGGTCAAACAACTCCTGCCCTTCCATGGGCGTCTTGCGGCGGTCCACCTTCTCGACGGCGGCGTCCACACGATTACGGAGCCGGGCCTTCTTGCCTTCGATCCTATCCTCGGTCTTCTTCAACTGGGTCTCGCGCTCTCTGGCGTCAGCCACGGCACCGGCTGCTTGTTCAGGCTCCAGTGCGGCTCCACGGGTGGGTGGTGCCAGCAGAAGAGGCGCTTCTATGTCAGGGTTGGGGATCGCACCGGCCTCAATGGCCATGTGCTCCAAGCCCCTCATGCGGTAGGTGTAATCCTTCACATAGTCTTCACTCAGGCTCTCATAATTCTTATCTATCTTGTTTTGCATGGCCTTGGCTTGGTAACCACCGGCCAGACCACCAAAGCCCACACCCAGTAGCCCGCCAAGGACCGCTGCCTCGATATATTCTTTGAGCGCGGAGGCGTCAGTTGGGCTGATGTCCAGCCCCGCCTGTGCGCGTTCCAATGCTTGCTGACCCACCTCGGTGATCGCCTCAGTAGCGCCGCCTTTAAGGGCATACTTTCCAATTAACTTTGCGCCGCCGGGCTTGCCCAGTTTTTCAACGCCGCCTTGGACTATCCTAGACAGTGCTCTACCACCCAAATTGCTCACACCGGGGATCAGCCCCAAGACGGGCAAGATTAAACCCTCAAGACCACCTTGGAGCGCTGCTGCGCCAGTGGCCTTCATGGTCTCGATCTTATCAGGATCAGTGATATCGTTCTCTCGGATTTGGCGCTCGACGTTCATACCAAAGAACGTGGGGAGACCTGCCACTGCACCGCCAATTATAGCACCGGCTACTCTCGCACCCGGAATTGGTATCGGCGCAGCAACAGCGGCACCGGCCAAGGCACCACTACCAATTATTCCCATATCGGGAATGCTTTCACCAAGGGTCTGGGGCAGGACATCGCCAAACAGCGTCCCGGCTGCTTGGAGGTAGTTTCCTTTGTCCCATTGACCCGTCACGTCATCCAGAGAGGCCCGGTAGCGCTGATTGCGGTCCTCTTCGGCCATCTGGGCCTTGAGATCAGCCAGTTCCTCTGGTGACCGGAAAACACCTGCGCCCACGGCTTCTGGTGCGCGGCTAAGGCGTTCGGCTCCGCTCCCCAAGCCGCCAAAGAACGATCCCCGGTCTATATCGGGGAAGAGATCAGGCCGCGCCCGTACTGCTTCGGGGTTGGGGTTGGCCATGTCGGCGTTAGGGAGGATTTCAGTGTTTACCGCCCAAGTTATTTCGTCCTCCGACATATCATCGGGGAACTCCATTTCGCCTACGCCGAAGATATCAACAAGTCTGCCCATGATTACGGCCTATTAAACTGTAGTACGCCTTTATCATTCACCGGATACTGTCCGCCGCTCCCTCTACCGCTGCGGGGAGCGAACCGATTTTTGTACTGCCGTATGATACTATCTTGTTCTATAGTCGAGTACATGGCCAGTTTAGCTCTAAAAGATTTCTCGAATTGAGACCAGTTCTGTCCAGCATTAGGCCCGGTAGTGGTCGGTCCTTCGCTGTCGATTTCGGTCAGCACCTTCTGCCACAAGCCATCAATATGCTTGGCTCTGGCCTTGGCGCGTTTGTCACCCCCGGCCAAGCGGTATAGCTGGTCAGCGGCTTCGGGCTTGCCTTTGTCAATCAGTTCCTGCATCTCTCTCAAGACTTTACCCGGAGCGGAAACCCCCCTGGCTACAATCTCCTCCCTCCTGATCTTCCGGTCTTCAAACTCGTCTTCTCTCTTTAGTAGCAGATCAGTGCGGCGCTCCAGTGCTGCGATGTTCAGCAGATACAGCTTCGTGCTTCGCGCAAGCTCACGGTCAAGGCGCTGGTCTTCTCTGGTGCGTACTCCTTTTGCGTTCCTAACGCGATACTCCATATCTTGTCGTAGGCGCTCGTTGCTCCTGATTGCCGCCTCCTGACGCTTGGTCTCTTGAGTAATCGCTTGCAGGCTGTTAAACCGGTTCGCAGCGTCTTGTGCAGTAGCCTTGGCCACGTCATCGGCATGTTTTGCGCCATATTGGACTTCCATCGCCGTGTATTTGGCCACCGCATGTCTATTCTTTTGGGTGATCTGCTCGTTTCGGAGGGTTTGTTTACCCAGAGCATCGGTATAGTCTGTGTCATATTGGGCTTGCTTCGCCGTGCGTTCGGCCAACCTATGCCTATTCCTTTGGGCGATCTGCTCGTTTTGGCGGGCTTGTTTACCCAGTTCATCGGCAACCGATATCGCCGCCTGATCACGCAAGTCTTTCTGATAGGCGCGTTTTCCAGAAACTATGCCCATTTCTGAAGCAAGTAAGCTGTCCTCTCGACGGGCGTAGCCTTCTTTTCTCTTATCGTGCGCTTCCAAGCCCGGAGGGACTGCATCGCCTATGTTCTGCATCGCGTATTGCGACTTGCCGCCCATCATTCTCGCGCCGATATCCATCAGCGTGAAGCCGACATTGCGCTTTTTGTCTTTGTCCAAGATGCCCCTGCGCTTCGCTACGCGCTCGGCCAGCTTCGCATAAGGGTCTGTGCCTTCGCCACGTAATCGGGCCAGTTCAGCGGCCCTGAGTTCCATCGGGTCCACATCGTTCTTTAGAGTATCCAGTTCAGGGAAGGGTTCCTTTTTTCTGTCGGCTACCTTGTTCTCTAGCTCTTTCCATGTAGGGTAGACCCCCTCTTTTCTGGCGTCTACCTTTGTAGGTTCGACAGGCTTAAACAAGCTAGTGTCAAACGCTTCACCCTTGTTGCTCACATTTTTGAATTTCTCAATAGGTTTCGTGTTAATTCCTCGGACGGGAAGGCCCACGGCTTTTGCGGCAGTCTCGCGCTGTATCGCCTTCACGACGGCATCGCGGCGTAGTTTTTCTTGCTCACGAAGGAGGATGCCAGCTTTCGCTTGCTTTATCTCTTCCGGGGTCTGCTTGACCGGTGTGGGCAGAGGACCGGTCAATCTAAAGGCTTTAGCCTCTCCTCCGTCCGGACCTACCCAATCGGGAGGTGTGGGGATATTAGCTGTGATGGGGCCATCATCCACAGATGTTTTTGGGGATATCCGGGGGCGGGGTATGCGTAGCGCTGGCGTGTTTTGACCTAAACGGGCGTTAGCTCCTTGTCTTTGAAAGTCTGTAGAATTCGGATTATCTAAAATACTACGGGCTTTACTTTTCTCCCAAGCGCCTAATGTATTCCCGTACAACCAAGAGAACGGCTCATTATACCAGAGTGGGTCCGTGGAGTTGGTAGCGCCTCTCCCAGCAAAACCGCGCACCCCGCCACCATCTCTAAAGCCCTGAGTATTGGCCGGTGGCATTTGAGGGACACCCGCCATGATGCCGCCTTGTTGGGGTGACGCCATCGCCATCTGCTGTTGGCCCTGCGGCGGCATAACTTGTTGGCCCTGCGGCGGCATAGCTTGTTGGCCCTGCGGCGGCATAGCTTGTTGGCCCTGCGGCGGCTGAACCTGGGCCGCTAATATGTTATTCAGCAAGTCCTCGTGAACAGTAGTGGCGGGCGGCGGGCCAGTCTCTTCTTGTTTGAATCGCTGACGCAAGTCAGCCCGGCGATTAGCCTCACTTGTCACTAAATAAAGCGGCACCTGACCGGATGGGTGTTGCATCTCGTTAGCAATTTGTTTATCGCTAAAAGATTTGATCATTTCTTGCTGTTGGATCAGGTTCATGACTTTATCCTACGAAAGTGTTTTTGCTAGGCCAAGACCACCCAAGCCAAGTCCCAGTAACTGACTTAGCTGACTTGGAGGTGCATTATACCGAAGAGTTTCCTGCTGTGGCGAGATAGGCACACCACGTAAAATACCTGAATAAAAATTAAGCTGGTTTTTGTCAAAATCACGCTGATTAACAAAATCAGAATAGGCGAGGTCTAGAGATTGCTGGTCTTTATCTTCCAACGCACCGCCTACACCGGCTAGCGTCTTGGCGCGAGTGAATGCAAGGTCATCCGCCGCAATTCCTTGTGCGCGTAACTGTTCTGCGGCTTCTCTCTGAGCCGCTTGCTGATCCAGAATACGTTGCTGATTGGCGTCGAACACTTGAGTATCCAGACCTCGGCGTTGCATTTCCAATGCCTGTTCAGCGTTAAACTGCTGTGAGCCACTCTGGTACGCCTGAGCTAGCCCCTGCGCTTCTAACTCGTTAAGTTGAAGATTACGTTCACGGTTGGCGATCTGATCTTCTACAAATCGCCGGGAACCTCCGAAGGCTCCCGCTTTTGTCGCCGCCGCTTCACGGGCAACTTGCTGTTCATTGAATCGCTGATTGGCTCTATTCTTTTGAACATCCAGAACATTCTGAATATAGGGGTTCATGTATTGATCTGCAATAGCACTATCCGCGAAGGATTCCATCTGTCCCCACTGATCTTGCTGGGCTAGCGGGTCCGCGTTCGTGATACCGGTCAGCGCGGTTTCGGCATTGGTGAACGCCGCTGGAGTACCGGCCTCGGCGATATCTCGAATTTGCTGAAAACCGGTAGTAGTGTCTGTGCCATACGGTGTTATACGGCCTAAGTCATGCGTCTCATAAGGCGCGTTGCTAGCGGCCTCACCGCGCTCCATCAATCGGGTAACAAACGGTTCAGCATATTCCGGTAAAGTGGTTTGTGTGACTGTGCTTTGCGTAGGTTGGGGATCGGTGTTTCCTCCTCCCTTACCGAAGCACACACCCCGTAGCATCTGTTCCTGCTCCTCGGATGTCCACTCATCCAAAGGGTTGTCAATCCATACTTTATGCCGCCACATCTTCTTTCTCCTTATCGGTAAAGAACTTCTCACATACAATATGCTTGGTTTCCCAGCCGAATTTCTTCATAAATCGTTCCCAGCCTTTACGGCCAATTATTTCCATTCCCGCGCAATCGTTGTCTTTTGCAAAGCGTTCTAGGATGTCTAGCATTTCCTGATGCCAGCTAGCCATATCGTCCCCGCCAACATACAGATAATTCAGCATTCGGGCGTTAGGATATTCTTCCAGCCGCGTCACCAAAGCGCCTAAAGGCGTATCTTCATCTTCAAACGCCATCCAAAGCTGGTATTCTCCCCGTCCCAGCCGGTACCAAATATCCGGTATTGTTTCCCGCCCGTGGGCCTGGGCTACGGCTGATTCTAAGAGGGAGGTAGCTACCTCGTGAACGTGGGGAAAGACGTTAGGTGGTATAAATGACACAGTCATGCGGGTACCTTCCCTGTCACTTGATGGCGGATTTGATCAAGTTTTTCTTCACCCCCCGCCGCATCAACCATAGCCTTGGGCAGGATATACTCGCCATCGGATACTCGGATTTCTTCTACGGGCTGACCATCTTGGACGATTTGCCCCGGAATACTGTCAGAAGTACCGGTACCCGGTCCCTGTATTGCCCCGCCAATGTTCTCAATAGCACCTAGCCCAGACCCTTGACGTTGGTCGGCGTTATCGGCATTGATAACCTGTTCGCGGAGCATGGCATACTTCTCAGGGCCGTATACCTGAATAAAAGCTTGAATAGCGAGTTGGGGTTCAGGATGCTGTCCGCGAATAGCGGCAACTGCGTTCGTGACGATAGGGCTGGGTTCCTGAGACTGCGAATGTTCGATAGGTCCGCCTTCTGCATAGAAAGCGGTGCCAGCGGTTTCCCCGCTCCAAGCGTCTGCGGCGTCAGCGATCATATCCGAAAAACTCATATCGGCGATGCTACTGTCACCGCCGGGGGGAGCTAGCGGGGCGCTAGTTACAGGTAGAGTACCCCCCTTACTCAAGATATCGGTAGGCGTTTGAGGAGAAGATTGCATTGCCCCATCACTTAGTGCGCCCAAGGCGGACCTTACTCCTAGAGGCATACCTATTGCGCTAACCGCAGGAGCGACAATATCACTTATAACCTTTCCTGGTGTTTTTTCTTGATCTTGGCTACCTTTACCCCCCGCCAGAGCTATACTCTCCCGTTCGCGCTCAGACCTTTCTAGGTTTTTCTGGGCATTCTCTTTAATTTCATTATACTGGTCCCTAGATGATTTGGCGATTGAGGAGGGCAGTGGAGACCACCCAAAAATGTTTGTCGCGCCATGAGCTACCGCTCTAGGACCGCTAATGTTGTTTAGCCCATACGTGTTGGTAATACCCTGTGCCGCTAATGCGTTTTGAAGTTCAGTGGCTTGTAGCCCCCCGCCCACTGCACCAAAGGCAGACCCCATACCCAAGGGCATACCTTTTACGAACGTAGACGCGACACTAGCCGCAGGAGAGACAACATCACTTAAATACGCCCCCGGTGTTTTTTCTTGATCTTCGCTATCTTTAGAGCCAACACTACCGCCTTCTGCAAACCAAGCGGTGCCAGCGGTTTCCCCGCTCCAAGCGTCTGCGATCATATCCGAAGCACTACTCATATCCACAGCACTCGTATCGACGCTGATATCGCTAGGGGTTGTTGCCCCCGATGCCGAAGGCGGCGTTGAAAAACTGGGCGAAAAAAGGTCTATAGATGATATTGCTGGGTTGTTTATAGCTTCTTTTGCTAAGTCTTGTCCGTGTTGGGTGTCAAATGGTTTTGCTCCATGTTCTTCGGCGGTATTATACGCCATTTGCAAACCGCGCCCGATTTGGGCTAACTCCTGGCCGGTCAAAGTTTTATCATTTGCATCACCGTCATCCTGTGCTCCCCCCTCTTTGTGACCGGCATATCCCCCCACTCCTATCCCGTGGCCTACAAAGTCTCGAAGAGAATCCCGGCTCATCGGGCCGAACTGAGTAGCAAACCCCTCAGTCGAGGGTGCTGTGGCGAGAGCGTTGTATACACCGAGAGGCTGATTTTGATACCAAGACCCGCCCCCTTTATCCATCTGGCCCCCAAGTGTCCCGCCATAATACTGACCCGTTCCAGACCGATGACCACCGGGCGAACTTAGATCATGAGCAAAGCCCAAACCTGAGAGTACACTGCCTATCGCCGACACCGCACCAAGCGGTCCAAACGCAAACGGAGCGAGTCCCGCAATTCCAGCGGCGGCACGGGTGGACATGGGAAGATTTTTATCGCTAACATAACTAAGCGGACTTCCTTTAAACGCACGGGTTCCTATTCGACCTATATTAGTATCAAGCAACTGCCCGTTATCCAGAACCACATACCCTTCTCGTTCTGCTATCTCTTTCCGTGAGGGAACAGTACCGCCTTCAGCAAAGTGTGTCTGTATCTGCTGAACATCAAACGGCACCTGCCCACCAGCCATAGGTCGCGGTCCTCTGAATAAACCCCCAAGTCCGTTAAACATACCGGAATTTGACAGACGCCCTTTAAGGCCGTAGCCGATACTCGACTGTGCTCCGCGTATTGCACGTCCAGCATCTTGTGCCTGAGCAGATGCGTCCGTAGCAGAGGCCAAAGCGGCTTCCATCGGTTTACCCAGTTCATCGATTCCCGAACTTAACTGCTCAAGAGAACCCAGTACTCCGATACTTCCGCGAGAGCCTTTACCGGAAGACTCCGGTAGACGCGGGGGAAGGCGCATAACATCATTGCCGATGTCGGGGCCAATGTTCTCAATAGCATCTCCTATTGAAGCTTGCAGAGGCCCGCCAGTGGCGAACTTTTGAACAGGACCGCCCTCAGCCCAGTATCTATGTTCGGGGCCGTAGCCGTATCTCGCTGGGTTTGCCGGTAGTGGACGGCGGACGCGAGGATCAGGGAACTGTTCAGGAGTGAGAGGACCACGCTTTCTCATTGGAGGTTCAAATTTAGGCTGTTCGGTTAATCCGCCGCCACCCATCGCTGCGCCGCCGAGAGCAGCAACCGATCCGAGAGGGTTCTTGGTCAGCGCGTCTTTACCTATATTCCACCAGCCGCCGCCTTCTCCGGGGGCTATCGCCGCTTTCTGCTGGATGTTGCCCCATGTCTCACCAAAATTGGGGGCGTCGAACATACTGTCCATAAATCCGGTGGGAGCTTGTTGGGTAGCGGAGGTAGCGCCGCCCGCCGCGCTATGAGTTATGCCACTCATATCGCCAGCGGCGTTGAACATAGACCCCAGACCAAACGACATTAACCCGCCAGCCATTGCCTCGCCAAACTCGTCGCCTTCTAACATGCCACCAGCGAAAGAGCCTAATCCAGCGGCAACGGGTCCAAACGTGAGGCCACCAAGAAGTGAACCTATTGTTGATAGCCAATTAGTTTGTCCAGCCATGATATTATCCTACGTTGTGGTCACGGTAACCGTGCCTATGCCTGTTGTTCCGGCTAGCCCAGACACATATGTGTCTCCTGCCCGGACAATCTTTAGAAAACCTTCGTCGGAGAATACATCACCTGTACGTAAATTACCACCATGCTCTTGTGTATTGGCTAGTGTGATCTCCGAAAAAGTCCGGTGTCTCGTTGAATTAAGCATATAAAGTGCATCTTCAAGGGCTATAACCAACTGGTCTATATACTGGGGCGTGATATCGGATACACCGACTCGCGGCAATCGCGGCATTGCTTGATCCGTAAATTTATCGCGCCGACTCATCTTCGACCATCCGGACGTACTTCAAGACGTGGCGTACCTGTCCGCCAGCGGACACCAGCAGTGGTGTTCTCGATTCTATACACAAGACTGCGGCCTCGAATCCGCATATGACTGTCTTTAGTGTATTGTTCTACCGGAGTGGATACTGTCCGGGTAACTGTTCCACTGTCGGTAGTGCCAACATTGTTGCCGGGATAATCTTTAGGAGTTAGCGAGACAGTTACCACAGGGTTGTCGGTTTCTGATCCAGTAAACGTCATGTCGTGGATAATTCTTCGTACAAACGAGAAAGAATAGCCGTCACCGGGGACCGGCTCGAAAGCCGAACTCTCTATATAAGAGTTAATCGCGGTTACCGGTGTAGTTGACCCGTCATCTACCCCCTTTTCGTGGTCATACAGTTTATTGTCGGTAGACGCCGCGATTGGATATTCATTGAAACTTCTATCCATCCACGCGGTTCTATCCAAAGTGCCGCCGTACCAAATATTCTGAGCGTAGTTAAAAGTTATATAAGTATCAACTTCGTCCCCGGTGGTTGGATAAAACCAAGTTACTTCACTGTTGGAACTGTTTGATGCCGCAAAGACTTTTTCAGATTGAAGGGTGTTTAAGTTTTGAAATACGTCATCGCGCAGGGTGCAGGACAACTCCTTCGTTGCACCGTCATAAACATAGAAATTCTTCTTGCCCATCCAATACGCAACGTCATCAACTTCGATAGCGGCACGGGCGCTCATGATACCTATATTAGTGGAGAGCAACGCCGCCCCGAAGAAATACGGAGGACCGATATAAGAAAGACCCACGAGAGACGTATCTGTCCACACAAGGATATTACGTTTTGAGGATAAACCCGTGATAATCTCGGAACCGGAACTAAGTCTGATAGACCCCGCAGAATTATTCGTATCTTCCACCCATGTGATGAGTCCTTCCGTGTCCGGCCATCTGATTAAAAGCGGGTCTTGGTTACCCGTGTCATCAACTGGGTCACACCCTAGCGCCAGCAAATGGCGACTCTCTGCTGCCAGCATTATTCGCCGGGCAATTGTTGGGGTACCGGACGCACCGGCTAGTGTTGTTATATTCACTGCACGGGAACCAACCCCGCTTGAGGCGTCCCAGGTATATATCCCTCCGTTACGAATATTGGATATCAAGTCTTCACCGTAGGAAACCATTGACCATTGTCGTAATTGACCTGTAACACTGGAAGCTACGGTAGATGGAGAACCCCAGCCCTCGGACCCGAATGTATCGACGCCCCAGCCGGTTCCCAAAACCACAACGTCTAAACCGATACTCACTTGATACACCGCTGCCACGCTTGCACCGCCGCCGGACGTACTCGACGTTGCCGCTGTAGTTACACTGACTGTCCAGCTATTGGCGTCAGGAATTGAAGTTATTACGTGTTCGGCATTAAGTTCATCCGCTGGCACTCCTCCAGTAGCTGTTGCGCCGGATACAGTCACATAGTCCCCCTCAACAGCCCCATGACCGGTATCACTGAAGGTAACCGTAGTGGAGGTATTGGATACAGTGACAGGGTTATTGCTTAGGGGGTTAGTAGTTTTTCGTATAGGAGTGATGTCATAGTAGGTAGTCCCCCGGTCTACATAGAGTTTTTTGGAAGTCCCCATACCGATATAGTTAGTACCGTCAAACGCGGTCCAAGGAATGAGTGATCGGCATGTGCCGACAAAGGTGTTGTCGGAATAGGGGGACCACCCTCCTATATTTTCAGGTAAGCCTTTGCGGAATCGCACTTTGTTGCTGTCGGTCCAGCCAACAGTGTTTTCGTAATCGGTGCCTTCCGTGTCTATACCCGGACGAAACTTTAACTTTACGAGAGGCACGGCCCACCTCCTGTAACTATTGGTTGGTCAATAGACACAAATAACCGTCGTTCAGCTTCTCTGCGACGAACTAAACCTTTTAGGATACGCCCTGAAGCCCTGCGCCACTTCCAAAACTCATTGCTCGCATCCACAAAACTTCCTCTGTTTATTTGCATTCTGACCGAACTTCTCTGGAAGTTCCCACTTCCGATATTGTATACTAATGAACACACGGCTGAGAATTGGTTACTCGTTATCGGCACCCTAACCAATCGAGCAATAGCGTTTTCAGTTTGTCTGAGTTCTCGCGCCAAGAGGAACTCCGCTTCGTCTTTGGTAATAGGCGGATGATCCAAAGTAACGCGATCACCACTAAGACCCCAGCATGAACCCCAGCCCAGTGTAGGAATGCCAACACAATCCATATAAGGCTCCAAATCGGGAGTATCAGCGTTGCCATCACCCAATCCCTCGAATCTTTTAATAATTGCCAAGCCTTTTTCATTGATTTTCATTCCTCATTTCCTGAACTGCCGTCCGCCAAACCAAAATGCGAGAATAGCAGACCACATAGCCATGACTTCATCGTTCCATACACTGAGTAGAGCATCTCCTGGATTTATACCCTTATCCAACAACAACATATAAGTTGTTACTTCTACAGCTATAAATAGGGCCATAAAAAGATAAGTGATAACAGGACGTACACTAGCACGGAGAGCGTTAATAACCCCACCCCCGTCAAGAGAGGCATCGTGTTCGTGTATAGTCTCA